GATTGTAGTAGTTCCACTTGTTGCACTGTACGTTCCTCCACTTGCTATTGTAAGACTTCCCATACTAATAGTTGCATCTCCACCAGTAAGTGTTCCTGTTACACTTACATCCCCGTTTACTGTAAAAGTTCCTGCTGAATTACTGCAAGTAAATTCTCCTGCTGTTATTGTAAAATTTCCTAACAAAGTAGTATGGTCCGAATAATGCACATCCGCATCTGCGTGATTTATTACAAGATTCCTTGCATTACCAGAAGCACAGACCAAATCTATTGACGTTGTTGTTGTTGTTGTTATTGTAAAGTCTGAATCTGTACCACTTATTTGACCATTATTAAATCGAATAGCCCAACCTGCTGCACTCTCTCCTGCTACTGTAAGAATATTGCCATCGCCATCATATATCCCTCCTGTATTAACAGTCAAAGATTTACAACTATCTGCACCTGTAAGAGTTACAGTATGTCCATTATCAATTACAACGTCATCGTTTGTGTCATGTGGTACTGCTCCACCAGCCCAAGTACCTGTTGCATTCCAGTTACCTGAAGTTGTTGATGTTATCGTAGCCATCAGGCCACCTCACTTACTAAAGCTATTTCAGAGTATATAGGAGCATTCATTCACTAAATGGTCCCCTGTAAGAATATCTTACAATTACCTGCATTGAACGTTGGTGTTCCTGATGCAATAGTCATTGTAACTGCAATATATCTTAGGCCAGTTGTAGATATGGCTTTCATTGCTCCAGTATTATTTGCTATACTTATGTCATCTCCAATCTGAACCCATTTGGAATTGGTTGCTGGAGTTGCATCCGCTGAATCAAAAAGACTTCCCCATACCTTTGCAGTTATGGTTGCTGACTCTCCTTCATTTCTAATCTGGATTGTAGCCCTATCATAAAGTGCAATATCTTCTGTTGAAATCATTACAGTCGTCCCACTAAAAGCGGTTGCTGCGTTTTCTACGAGCAATGTCTTTACATGTGGGCTATGTACTGTTTCTGTTACCGTGTTTGCCATTAGTCAGCCCTCTTAGACTTACGTAGTCCTTTGGGCTTTTTAAGGTCTCTGCATTTACATACGCCTTTGCACTTGTAAGAACCTTTCGGACACTTTACTTCTTTTTTAGGTGTTTGTTCGCCCTCTTCCAAGTGTTTTCGGGGCTTATGAAGTCGGCTGAGAGGTTTAGGAGGTCGGACGTTAGTCTTAATCCCCCCACCAGTACCTTTTGGGCCGATTTCTTTTTGCTCGACAAAGACTCTTGAACCTTTGAGCTTTTCAAGTAAGCTCTCATCTTCAATATCGCGGGTTTCTCCGTTACTCCACCCAAAGACATTGCCTGCCCTATTACGAAGCCTGCGATGAGTGCGCTTCCCAATATAGGTAATTTTGACCATTTAATTAGCCTCATTACCTATCTACTCGTCCAAGTCTCTTAAGCTTCCTTGTGTGTTAAACTTATAACAGATTAATTCACCAGCAGTAATCAATGCAAACTCATGGGACATCTTTTGTGTAACTGCTACATTTGTGCTGTCCACGTAAGTTGTTGGAGCTGCAATTCTCATTGCCAAGTTGTCCATATCTAACAAGTACATTCTTGCAGTTGAATCAGATTCAGAAGGTGCGTGTTGTGTAAGGAATATTGGTATTCCATCGTATGAACCTACGCGTGAATCAAAAGCTAAACCTGCTTCACCAGCTACTCCATTTAAGCCACCTGCTCCACCTTGTTTCAAATCATAGTTCCAAGTTGCGTTGCTTGATGCTCTCATTAGAGTTTTCAAATCTTGATATGTGTCATATCCTGTTAATAGAATTAAACTACCGTAGTTTACACCGTTTTCTAATGCAGATTGAATTGCATTGTCCAACATTGTTAGTGTCAATGCTGCGGGAGTGTCACTATTATGTGAAGTGTAAGCATCTGCCCAAGCAGTTAGACCTGATTTGTCCAAGTCATAAATATCAGCATCGCCTCTGTCATTACATAATGCGTTAGCTGCTGCATCAGATATTGTTACACGGTCTAAAGATTCAAAGTTATTTCCTGCAACTGTATCTGAGTCACCTAATAACATTGCGTCAATATAGTAAACGTGAGCTTCTGAGTTTTCTTTTCTCATAAATGCTGCTAAGTTTCCAAGACCATCATCAGCTTCAGAAAGCATTGCTGCTTTAGTTGATATTTCCCATGGCGTTACAACTTGTTTCAAAGTTGCTGTAACGTTTACAAGGTCTGGTTTGTCTGTGTCTGGTAATGCTCCACCAGCTTCAGAGTTGTTTTCTGCAACACCAGCAGTTGTGGTGTGTCTTGTAGTCATTACTCTCCATCCAGATTGTGTCCATGGCTCTTTCTTCAAGAGCTTGAATACTTCTGATTTAGTATTTAATTGACTGAACACCTTTGCACCAAACGTCGTATTGAACGCTGCGGATGGGTCGCTTGTATAAGTCAAGTCGTCGGCTTTGCTGATTCCGTATCTCTTAGAGATACCAAGTTCTCCGCCGTAGTATGCGTTTACATATTCTTCCATTGTCATTCCCATGTTTACATTCCTCCGTCGTAAAGTGCTTCAATCTCGTCAAGGGATTTCTCCACGTTGTTAAAATCTATTTTAGTTACTTTAGGACTGTCAGTTTTTGCTGGAGTTGCTTTCTTACCAGCATATATGTTTATTCCATATTTCTTTAATGTTGTAATTGATTTGTGGATGTCATCAGCTTTCTCGGCTACAGATTTCTCTTCGTCTTCTGCTTCCTCTTCTTCTTCCTCTTCTTCCTCTTCTTCAGCTTTTTCTTCCATTTCCTCTTCTTCTGGTGCTTCCTCTTCTTCTTCCTCTTCGTCTTCTGCCTTCTCTTCTCCCATTTGGGATTCTAAGTAAGCCATAACTTCTTTGAGTTTTCCGAGAGTAGCTTCCATATCCTTGTAAAGCTCTTCATGCTTATCAAGTTCTGCTATCGGTTCTTCGAGAGCTTCACTTTTCTCTGCCTCAACAATTTCTTCATCAACGGCGTGTGAATCTCCACAAGTGCATTTGCTCATAATGTATGTAATTCGTATGGGCCTATATAAAAAAAGGAAAATACTCGGGTTTATTTAGAACCAGGCACTTTGAAATCTGCTCTACCGACGGCATCTCGTAGTTTACGCCCATTTGTTACGCCGCCAGTTCCATCAGGTCTTTTGTATGGTTTACTAAACGTGCCTGGATTTCTCCATAGCTCTGCACACCAAGCACCTTCATCTCTTATTATCTTACGCGGGCCTGTAATCTTATTGCCTGTAAATCCACTTATCTTTCTTGCAGACAATTTGCAATTTGCCATCCAAGTTCCAGGTGGTTGATTTGCCTCAGCCCCCTCTGTTTCCTCATCTTTTGGTTTCTTTTGAATAAGCGTTCCAAACTTTATCATACGCATTATGTCATCTAAATACTCATTTGTTTTTTGTAAGCGTTCTGTCTTTATTACACA